ATGCAGCAAGACCGCCAGGAACTTATCCGATCGTTGTACAACGAGTACATCGAGATGTACGCAGCACGCGATGAACGCCTAACCACGCGGTTCAGTAACAATTTCAGTGGCTACACCGGCAGCGGTGATTTTCTGGTCAAAAACTCGGATGAGTGGGTGGAAATAACCCGCCAGGATTTCGCACAAATACCCGAACGTCTGCGCATCGAAACGCTGGATCTTTCTTTCCAGGATGTCAGTGACGATGTGGTGGTGGTCACAGCCTTCTTCCATATTCATTTGCCCATTGTTGATCAAATTTTGTCGAACGAAACGGCCCGGCTGGTATTGATTTTCCGACTAGAAAATGATGACTGGAAAATTGCGCATAGCGGTATCTCTATTCCGTACAGTTCAGGTCAGCAAGACGAAATTTACCCATTGATTGCAATGCGAGAGCAAAACCGCAAGCTCGAGGAACTGGCCAGGGAACGCACCCGTGAATTGTCTGCACGTAACCATATTCTGTGGCTGAACAATCAGGTGCTGGAGCAACTGAGTCAGAATGCTCCACTGTCCAGAGTACTGGACACCATGGTGAGTATTATCAATGAGTATCGTCCCGGCATGCAGGGAGCTGTATTGTTAGTTTCTGACGATGGCCGAGAGCTGAGAGGATGTTCCGCACCTGATTTGTCTGAGGCGTGGTTAAGCGCGACAAAGTGTCTCCCAATATTGGAAGGATTCGGGTCTGCTGTGACAGCCGTTCTTCGTGGAGAAACAGTCATTGCGGAGGATGTGGCAACACATCCATGCTGGGCCGAAAAGCGTGAAAAAGCGCTCGACCTCGGAATGCGTGCATCCTGGGCTCAGCCTATCAAAAACAATGAAGGGGAAATCCTCGGAGCCTTCACCCTGTATAAACGAGCGCCAGCAGTACCAGATATCCATGACCTTGCCCTGCTAGAAGACTACGCCCGGCTCGCGCAAATGGTCATCGAGCGTTCGCGTCTGGCCGAGGCATTGCATGAAAGCCAGGTACTCTATCGCCTGATAGCAGAAAACAGTAACGATGTGGTCTGGGTGATGCAATACCCCTCGATGCAGTACAGCTATATCAGCCCTTCAGTGGAGAGATTGCGTGGCTGGAAGCAGGAAGAATTGTCCAGTCACTGTCTGGCTGCCTCGATGTCACCGGACTCATTCAGGCAGTGTCGAGATGTACTGGCGGAGCATTTTCAGCGCGTTAATGACGGTGATATGACGGGCCGTTTCATCCATATTGAGACAGAGGTCTTGCACAGGGAAGGGCATTGTGTCCCTATCGAGGCAGCGGCGACTATCATGCTGGACTACGCAGGAAAACCGACCCACGCAGTGGGCAGCTCGCGGAACATCACCAAGCGTAAGACGGCGGAGAAAGCACTGGCTCAGGTTCGTGAAGAACTCGCCAACCAATTACTGTTTGCGCAAACCCTCATCAACGCAATCCCTAACCCGGTATTCGCTAAAGACTGTGCCGGACGCTATCTGATGTGTAACAGGGCGTTCGAAGAACTCAAAGGAAAATCACCCGAAGAAGTCCTGGGCAAAAACGCTTTCGATCTCTGGCCTCAGGAAGTGGCTCAGGTCTTTGTCGAGGCAGACATCGCTCTGTTAGATCATCCAGGTTCTATGGCCTATGAAGCGAGGATAGTGCATCGCGATGGATCATGTCGGGACGGGGTGTTTAGCAAGGCAGTATTCCACGACAGCAACAGCGAAGTGGCGGGTGTAGTGGGCGTCATGATGGATATCACAGAGCGTAAAGCTGCGGAGGAAGCCATCCGCAACATGGCGTTTGTCGATCCGCTGACCGGTTTGCCCAATCGGCGGATGATGGAAGAGCGGCTTGGGCAAATGCTTGCGCTCGCCCAGCGGGAAAAGCGCAAGTTGTCACTGCTGTTTATTGATTTGGATAAGTTCAAGGTGGTCAACGATCAGTATGGGCACAATGCCGGCGATTGGTTACTGATGCAGGTTGCGAGCCGGATACAGGCTGTTCTACGAGCGTCTGATATTGCCACGCGCATCGGCGGCGATGAATTCGTTATCCTCCTGCCTGATGTTAGCAACACAGAAGATGCTGTTTTGGTGGCTGAGAAAATCCGTGCCTTTCTTGAAAAACCTTTCATCATGGACGATGGTGTGGAGCTGGATATTTCATCAAGTATCGGTGTGGTGATGTACCCAGACCTGGCAGATAACGCTCGCGATTTACTGCATTCTGGTGACGAAGCCATGTACCGTGCCAAAAAGAGTGGCAGGAATGCAGTGGAAGTGTTTTGTAAGCCGACCCCGGATACAGAATATGTCATGCGCCGAGGACTTCAGTGCAATAGTCTTCATTAGCCCTGACGCCTGGGGGAACAGCATTGAAGAGTGCCGTTGCTTTTGCGATGGCACACTGCGTCACGAGCAACCAATCTACTGGATGTAAAAAGCACCTCAAACGGGATAAGTACAAAAAAGAAGGCCTGCGCAAGGGCCTTTTTCTTTGCCGCTAATACGGGCTTTCAGCGGTAGAATGCGGGTTTGCGAGATACTCAAGCCCCCTGAAAGCCCCGTAAAGCTACTCTTCTGTGGACACTGTGTGGACGTTTTTCACGTCAGTTCCACCGTGTAATGGATTTCGCATCACTGCATCTTGCAGGTACTCGGGTGCAAAGTGAGCATAGGTCATGGTTTGCTCTATTCGCGAATGCCCTAGTATTCTTTGCAACGTAATAATACTTCCCCCGTTGATCATAAAGTGAGTTGCAAAGCTGTGCCTAAGTGCGTGGGTTGCTTGACCAGATGGTAAATCGGGTTTCACTTCTTTAAGGGTTCTTCTGAACTGTGTATAAGACGCATCCAAAAACAGAAACCCTCGCTTGTTACAGCTAATCAGTTCGGCTACTTCTTTTGATACCGGAACTGTGCGCGGCCTGTTTGTTTTCGTCTTAACGAACGTCACACGATTCTGGATGATGTGCTCGGCTTTTAATTTCGCAGCCTCACCCCATCTTGCTCCAGTGCTCAGGCAGAGTACGGCGATCTTCTTGTTATCACCTTGCAACCTTGATAACAAAAGCACGATTTCATCCTGCGTCAGATACCCAGTTTCCGGTTGCTGCTCTTTGAGCCGCTTCATGCCTCTGAACGGATGTTCACCATTGAATAATTCAGCATCAATGAGCGCTGTAAACATTCCGCTCAAACAAGTCAGGTCGCGATTAATACTTGCAGGTTTAATACCCAAGCTCCTACGCACAGTGCTGTACTGGCTGATTAACGATTTAGTAATCTGAAACGCACATGGGTCTTCGGTTATCTTGGTAAAGAGTTCAATCTTACTAAGATACGATTTACCATAATCCTCATGCTGTCCTTTTAACTTCCACCACACTTGGGTCAGTTGTGACAGACGTCGTTTGTCTGTTGGCTTCGACAGCCATTCTTTATTGTGGTGGTTGTATTGAGTGTGCTTTTCAAATGCAACTGCCTCGCTTTTCTTTTCAAACTTCCTGCGGATACGCTTTCCGTCGCGACCAGCAGGTCTTATGTCCACTTCCCATCGACCATCATCGAGTTTCTTGATTGTCATCAGAAAACCCTCCGAGTGGTATGTTTACTTTTTGCTCGTAATTCTTTACGTCTGTACTTAGGGTATTTATCTGCCAATAACATACATTTCGAATGTATGTATCGATGATAAATGGTTATCCAGTTTTTTGCTCTGAGTGGGGTGAGATTGTTATTCCTTGCCCAAAGTGTGCGAGTGCCGGTGCAATCTGCCCGGATTCTGGATTTATTTGGTCGGTAATGAACCACATCGTATATTTATTAAACTGAGGGTGTTGCAATATCTTCATTACTGCCTGTATTCCCATATCTTTAACCCCCTTCTCATAGCTAGACATTGAACTATAGGGGATTCCTGTTAACTCACTGAATTGTCTTCGATTAAGTCTTTCTGACTCACGCAAAATAGCAAGCTTTTCATGGATAGGTAGTGTCATAGATTTAAGTCCATTGTTGATAATAAAACGATAACAGAGTAATCTTTGCGAAATCGGGTGCTTAGTGAGTCGATTAAGCAACTACTCATGGTGACTATTAGCGATTTTAGACGACTAATAACGTAAACGGAGAATCGTAGCAGATGAGCAAACAGGTTGTAAGCGCCTCGGATGCCGTACCTTATCAAGAGTTCGCTCGGCTTATTGGGAAGCCGGTATCGGCAGTAAAGAAAATGATAGAGAGAGGAAAGCTTCCAGTAGTTGAAATGACAGATCCGCAATCTTGCACTGGTCGTGCTGGTGAGTATTGGATCTACCTGCCAGCCTGGAATAATGGGATGAAAATGGCGTATGAGAGCCGCCCTAAAGAAATCAGGGAAGGGTGGTTAATGTGGCTGGGTTTAGGCGAGCCGATGAGCTGAGGGGAATGTGATGACTGAACCACGATGTATTGCTCAACTCCTGCACACCCATCAGGCAATGCGCCCGATGGATTTCACTATTACCCACGGCAAAGGACGTAAAGGCGTAATCATTCGTCAGCCGCGTCGTTATAACGTTACCGGAGCTTTTCAGCGTTGCCTGAAAGTGGCAGGGAGACTATTTAAATGACAGTCATGACATTTGCAGTAGTGAAAAATCAACCTTCTGGCCTGCGTGGTCTGGTCGCTAAACACCTGGCAAAACCTCGCTGGGTTGAATCCTGTAATTTCTACAATGACATGCTGGAACGTGAACGCCTTACACTTTGCTTTCACGCTCAGTTAAAACAACGCCATTCAGTCATGCGTCTGGAAGAAATGAACGATTGTGATCGTGAGCGTATTGTCTGCGCCATTGATGAACTGCGCGGCGCATTCACAAAACAGCGAGCTTTAGGCGTAAGTAAAGCAGGGTTCATTGGTCGTCTGACCGTGAGCCAGCGACGCACGTTGTTTTTACATGCAGGGCTGACAGAAGATGAATTTAATCAACCGTACTGGTATATCGAAAACGAACAATGTCATTGGCGGGATGCTCTCATACGGGCAATGCGCGAGCTGTTTAATTTATTTGAATACACGCCAGTAATATTGACAGCAGTTAAACCTGAACAATATCTCCATTAATTAATGTACGGAAAAAATTAACGCACTTCACGGTGTGTGGCTTTTTATTATCTGGAGTCAGGGATTATGGCCGTAAGAATTAACCACCAACGTAACACCGAACAATTAAATTCACTTCTCACTCAGGCTCGAGCGGAAGGCAAGGCTGATGCGGCTGTTAAGTACTCGTCACACATTGACGGGCTTATCCGTCATATCACAAACAACGAACTGTCTGGTGTTGAGATTGTGGAACTGCTTCACCAGGAATCGCGGAAGTTGCATGAATCAGGTCTGAGTTATCAGCAAGGGGCTGGCTTGTGAGTAACCGTCGGGTCATCGTCAAAAACTGGTATTCGGTCACTAAGCTGAATGGCTCATTTGTTCTGGCTGATGTTAAACACGATAAGGATACCGGTGCGGTTTCTTATCCAACGGTCGCCATTTATTCCAGTGAGTTAAAGCTGATTTCCGACCTGATTAACCTGATGGTTAAACGGGCTATTTTTCTGAAACGAGTCAATAACACCAACGAACTTTTAAAAGAGATAAATCACTGTGGCGAGCTGTGTCAGACCGCCATGAATAAAATCAATAATGTTGAGGGTTAAATATGTCTGTCCATATTCAGGTTGGCGATAAATGGGTCATTACCAGCGATCAGTATCAGTTTATTTTGCAGGAAAAAAAGATAGCGAAAACAGGGAAAATGGCAGGCAAAGAATGGTTAGATACTATCGGTTATTACCCGAAAATTAACCAGCTTGTATCCGGCCTGATCCACCATCATATCCAGACCTCCGCTGTCGATTCGATTGAAACAATGACCGCAGAAATTGCGCGCATTGCACAAGTATGTGAAAACGCTTTTAAAGCCAATGCACAGTAATGAGCAGGGGCATACAGCTCCTTCTGCAACACCTCTGATTCAAAGCACCGGCAAGTCATTCGTCGGTGCCTATCCCTGGAACGCTCCGCGCGAGGCTATCTCGCGAGATCCCTATGACAGACCTCTTACACGTGACGAACACCGTCAGGTGCAAGCGGTTTTAGCTGATATTAATACACTTCCTCATACCCTTGGCACCAAATTCAGTAACCGTTATTACTGGCTTAAACGCCACTCAAGCCAGCTTGATGCTCTGCGATTCCTGACCTCCACTTTTAAACGGCGCTTATGGCCGCGCATTGAACGCGTCAATCTCAATCACCGGATGAACACTGCCGCCTCGATGCGTTTTCTGTCCGAACAGGATGCTTATTCACAGCTGCCGGGTATGAACGATAAAGCGCTGGAGAAGTTCGCGGGTCGGATAGCGGCTCAGTTATTCAGTGCATACGAAGAACTCAGCGACAGCTACGCCAGTGAACATGAGGGCGATAAAAAGGAAGTGCTGTTTACTGATGAGGCGCAATCCTGGCTCTACGGTGAAATTGCGGGGGCAGCCCGCGCATTCAACGTTACGCCACTGCACTGGAAAAAGTATCGCAAAGGAAAACTCACAGTACGTGAAGCATTTTCAGCGGTGTTCCGTCTGATTACCGATGACTGGTGGGTGGGGCAGTTTAAAGCACAGCGCACCCGCTGGAATGAAGCGCTGTTAATTGCAGTCGGTGAGGTCAGTAAGAAACGTTCACCTTACGCCAGTAAACAAGCCATTCGTGATGTACATGCGCGTCGCCTGGCTAATCTGGAATATCTGAAAAGCCGCGAATTGGAGAACGTGGAAACCGGCGAGCGGATCGACCTGATTGATAAGGTGCTTAAAAGCATTTCTAACCCTGAAATCCGCCGCATGGAATTAATGAACACCATTGCGGGGATTGAGCGTTACGCTTCCAGCAAAGGTGATGTCGGAATGTTTATTACCATCACTACTCCATCCAAATATCACCCTACACGCGTCACTGGTGCGGATAAAACCGTCCAGCTTAACCATAAATGGAACGATGAAGCCTACAGCCCAAAAGAGGGTCAGCGCTATCTGTGTGACATCTGGAGCAAGATGCGCACCGCATTCAAAGACAATGGCCTTAATGTGTATGGCATGCGCGTCGTCGAGCCTCACCATGACGGCACACCGCACTGGCACATGATGCTTTTCTGCCAGCCTGACCAGCGTCAGCAGGTTATCGGGATCATGAGTCGTTACTCTTTAAAAGAAGATGGTGATGAGCGCGGGGCGGCCAAAAATCGCTTTGAGTGTAAGCACCTCAACAAAGGTGGGGCGGCGGGTTATATCGCAAAATACATCGCGAAGAATATCGACGGTTACGCGCTGGATGGCGAACTGGATAAAGATACAGGTAAACCGTTAAAAGACACTGCAGCCGCAGTTAATGCCTGGGCGTCCACATGGCGCATCCCTCAATTTAAACCGATTGGTGTTCCGACAATGGGCGCTTATCGCGAGCTGCGTAAATTACCGCGTGGCGTGAGCATTGCCAGTGAGCTTGATGAGCGAGTCGAAGATGTCAGAGCCGCAGCCGACGGCGGTGATTTTGATTTGTACATTGCCGCACAGGGTGGGGCAAACGTTCCACGTGACGCACAAACCGTCCGTGTCGCCCGTAAGGTGGCTGACGAGCTTAATGCGTATGACGAGGAGGTGCAGAAGGTTGTGGGCATCTTCGCCCCGCATCTTGGCTCTGACAATGTTCATGTCACGCGTACAACTCAATGGCGTATCGTTGCTAAAGCCGTTGACGTTGACCTTAATCTTTTGACCTTAAAGAGCTGCTCTGCCGCGACTCGGAGTCCTGTCAATAACTGTGGGTCAGGTGGTTTGAATAGTGAAGCGGAAATAATCCCTATAGCATCTGAGCAAGCCACCGCGGTGCCGAATCTTTTGGATAGTGGTGCTGCTAGCTGGGATGATTCTGAAGTTAAGAAAATGTTTAGAGACGCACTAACAGAACAGACATTCGGAATGTCGGTACACGCAACGAACTTTTGCTCCAGAAAAAGCGTGGGGCCGAACTCCATCAGTAACTCAAATGTATTAGCTCAGACTTGATATGACGATGTTCTGTAGTAAGACATGATTACATCTGACAGTCTGCTAAGAGCTGTGAGTTCAACCGATGCATGCAACACACTTATTGAACCGTTCTGCGGGTGATTCAGCTATTAGCGGGAATGCCAGTGTATACTGGCATAAAGAAAAGTGTAGTATGTCAAGTTCAGTGCTGGCTGCAAAAAAATGCTCTGTTCATTGGATGCTATAAGACCTAGGCTTGTTAAGCCTAAATTAGTTAAAAAATAATATGTATCGTTATAATATTTTTTTCAAAGGAGATTTCTAAATGTCATCTATAGCCATTTTTAATAACAAAGGCGGTGTCGGCAAATCAACAATGACCTATCACTTGGCCCATGCATTAGCAGAGTCAGGAAAAAAAACATTGATGATAGATCTAGATCCTCAGTCTAATTTAAGTCTTTTCGTCCTTGACGATGAGCAGATAGAAAAAATTTGGGATGCAGAAGATCCATTTATTGAAGATTATGAAAAGGCAAAATCTGATTGTTCGGATATTGAATTCAGTCAAATACATAATGAGCCACGATCAATTCACTACATACTGAAACCCTCAGAAGATGGTCAGTCAGAAGAAGAACAACTACCCCCGAGTATAAAAGTTAATGATAACTTACATTTAATTCCTGGCAGATTAACATTGCATCTTTTTGAAAACAAACTTTCAAAGCAGTGGAGTGAAGCATTTTTGGGTGAACCTCAAGCCCTTCGTGTTATCACTGCCATAAGAAGGATTTGTAAAATTTATACGGAGAAACTTGGCTTCGATGTGATATTGATTGATACATCTCCGAGTCTAGGTATCTTGAATAAGGTTATAATATCTAATTCAGATGGTTTTTTGATTCCATGTGCTCCTGATATGTTTTCTGGTTACGGAATAAAGAATATAGGGAGTGCATTAAAAACATGGAAAAAAGACTTTGATACAATGATGTCGTTACTTCCTAATTCTAAAAAAACGTACCTACCTAACAAGTTCGTAAAATTAATAGGCTATACAATATATAATGCAAAAAAAAGAGAGGATGCATCCAATCCACTTAAAATAGCCAAAGCACATTACAACTGGGCAGAAAAGCTACCAAATAAAATTTTAGATCATATACCCGAAGAATGCTATGCCCCTATCCCTAAAGAAACCATAAAGAAGTTTATTGGTGGAAACTCCATAATATATGGTCACGCTACAATGCCTGCGAACGCCCAAAAATATAAGAAACCTATGTGGCTTCTTCCATCAAGCGACTCCATTTACGACGCTCAGGATAGAAGTACTATCAATGGACGAAGGGATGAATATCTCGCAACTCGTCAAGTGTATACATGTTTTGCTAATGAAGTCCTTTTACGAGTAGAGGAGATTAGCAAATGAATATGAAAAATGAAGATATCATTCAAAGCATCAATGAACATATTCATGACTATGAGATATTCTCAGATAGAATCGTATCATATATTACTAGGGATCCTATTCTAAAAGAGCATGTTCATAGTCATAAAAAAAGAACAAAAGATATAGAGCATTTAAATGAGAAAATTACTAGAAAAAATGAGAAAATAAGAGAATTAGGTGGTTTAGAAATAAACAAAGACAATGTAATGGATTTAATTACTGATATCGTAGGAATAAGGATACTTCACATACACCAAGGTCAGTTTGATGCCATACACAAACGACTTATGAAATATGTTGATGATGGCGAGTTAGCTTTGTATGAAACCCCCAAAGCTTACACATGGGATCCTGAATATGCATCATTCTTTAGAGATGAAGGCATAACTACAGAACAAAAAGAAAGCTTCTATACTAGTGTTCACTATGTTTTCAAAGCTAACTCCACGAGCAAAATAACATGTGAGGTTCAGGTTAGAACCCTGTTTGAGGAGGTTTGGGGTGAAATAGATCACGCAGTTAACTATCCAAAAGTAAGTGATAATATTTTCATAAAGGAACAACTAAAGGTTTTTGCTAGAATTGTTGGCGCAGGAACCAGAATGTCACACTCAATTTTTAAAATAAATAACAATTAGATTTAGAATTAAAATCAAGTACAGTCATTGATTGTACTTGATTTTGTTAGACGCTATTTTATTTGTATATCCCATAATGCTCTTCACTACAAACTAAATATTTTTATCATTGCATGTCTATTTACTCAGGTAGGTCTGAATCACCACGTATAATCCAGACTTTTCAACCCTGTATCCAAAGGCAGTCCTGCCTTAGTGCTTGTAATATCCGCTCCTGGCGCAGAGCAGCCTGTCAAATCAGGTTTAGCTCTGTGCCGTAACAGCGTCAGATCAAATCTAAGTTAATACAATTCCATGGTTAGTGAGCAAGTCATCAGGTTCATGACTTGTGTATAATAGCTATTTTCTTTTGTATGATGCAATTGCATCATCTAACCAGTTAGGCTGTGATAGATTAGAAATGAACCAATTGATGAATTTATCTGAATAACGGTGTCGGCTATCAATTTCATAGTGCATTTCAGATTTTCTATCTTTTTGAATACCATGTTTTTTTATTACGGCCTGAAATGAATACGTGGTTATATTGACATCTTGCTTTGAATTTATAAGTGCAATTGCACCAGTGCTATAATGTGGATGAGTTGTGTCAGGGTCCTTTGTTTCCCTAATGATAATGGCCTTTTGGCCGTTATCACCTGTACTCAGCACCAAATCACTATTTTTCTTACTGCGACTTAATGTCAAACGGTAATCCATCGGAATACTGAACTCAAAGGAATTAGCTTCCGCTGCAGTTTTATTAAATTTATCTAAAAATTCAGCCACGGCATCTGCTGTCATCTCTCCATAGTTTTCCTTAATCATCGCGATTTCACTATGAGCTCCATCTACAACTAAACTGAGCATGCCAACACTTTGGCCAGAAAGTGGCGAACAACCCATTTCGAGGGTGTATCTTTGTTGATAGTTCAGTACATTAGCTTGAAATAAGCGGGACAATTGAGGTTGTAGCTCTGGGATCAGCAGATGAATGGCGCTATCTCGGAGCTCAATCAATGATTCAATGTTTTTTCTAATGGGGTCATTCTGCTGCAAAGTTTTATTTACCGCATCGGTAATAGAAATCGAGCGTCTATTCTTTTGAAAAACAGCTTCCGAGCCGGATGTTTTTATCAGAATGGCCTTCAGCATCAGTTCCCAAGCATTGACAGAAAAAATGCAAAAAGCCTCAACTCGGTTCTCTAAGCTAGGACGATTGTATACTTCTAATGCAAGTGTAAAAGCATCAAGGCTACGTTTCATCAAGCTACGACTTAGGCGCATGTCGGGCGTTAGAGCTTTCGCTTTTAAAGACTGTGACATCAACTGGCAGAAATCGTCATCAGAAAGCTTGAGCACCCCTTCGGCTCGCCACAGTTTTTCGTCTATTTGGTGTAGATGTACGCCATTTAATTTCTCATTAATATATTTCCGTACACTGTTTTCGTTGTAGCCTGTTTTGGCCACTAAATCGCCTATCGTAAAATTTTTATTATCACGTTCGTATTCGCGTAACGCACAAACCAGTTGAATCTGCTTAGCTGACCGACTCATCATAAAATCCATATTACTTGAGATAGAAGAGCGATCTTCCATAATAAACGTTCATTTTCCATGACTTAGATCCCATATGAGTCATGCATGCACCGTACGCATCAAATTGCATTAATCCATCTACTAATTTTTCACTCTAAAGCGCCAGGCGTCATACGGGTTACGATATGTCAGGCAACTGCATTAAAACCGACCCATGAAGCGGGCAGGCGTGGCGGGGATAGCATTGCGCGCTGGCGTGGTATTTATTTTATTTAATTTGCGCCTGAGCGCGTCGTGATGGCGAGTTTTGGTGTTCCGCTTCGCTTGGGTGGGGTTGTTGGTGTACGCACTGTGTGGCGCTTCTGAGGGCGTGAGGCTAGGGCGTAAAAAAGCCGCTACGTGAGCGGCTGAAAGCGGGGGATTATTCGGCGGGTGTCAGCTCGTAAGCCTTAAAGCGGATCACCTCCTCACCAATCCACTCATTCACCTCCTTGATTCGCTCCTGCAACGGCGTCAGCTCATTACGCACAAACACCTGTGCGGCCTTCACCACGTCACCGAAACCGCCGGTATTATTCGGGATGACACCCATCATTTGCGGTGGCACACGGTGCGCGCTCATTAAATCCTCGGCGCTGGCTTTCTTGATGTTAAAGAAATCATCTTTGGTCGCCACCTCGCTGAGTGGGACGATTTTAATCCCGTCCGGTTTACCGTTCGGCGCGTAGAAAAACAGGTTCTTGAAGTTCCCCAGTCCCTTCGAGCTGCGCATCGCCTCGCGCAGGGATTCCACATCCGTGCTGCTCTGCGCGGCGTCCGTCACATACATGATGTAACCGGCGTGCGCGCCGTTCTGGTAATACTTGCGACGGAAAAGCGTTGCCGATTCATTCAGCCAGGCTGAATTAAGGGCGCTGAGGTATTCCGGCAGGCCGTACAGCTCCTGGTTAATATCCGGCTCCAGTAAATGGAACACCGAACCCGGCGCAAACTCATGCGGGGTGACAAACGACTGCACAAACCAGTACGCATCCTCGCCGGTGCCTTTACGGGTGTATTTGGCCGGTGAGGTTTCGAGCCGTAACAGCTTGCCGGTGACACTCATGCGCTTTTCTAAAAACGCATTGCCGAACACCAGAAAATCCAGCGCGAAGCGGCTGAAATCCTGCTGCGAAAGCAGCGGGTGCGGGATAAAGGTCGAGGCGAGAATATTACGCTTTACATAAATCGGCGAGCTGTGGTGAACGGCAGCGCGCAGCGTTTTAGCAAGACCGGTAAAACTCACCGGCGGCTCAAACCATTTACCGTTACCGACGCACTCGGTGTAGTCGAGAATGTCACGGCGATCGAGCACCGGCGACGGCTCACCAAAGGTGAAGGCTTCCATTTTTTGCGGTGCCGCAGCCGGTGGTGTGATGGTATTTTTTGCTGCGTGATATTTGCGTTTCTTCGCCATTAGTTGAACTCCAGAATTGAGGTTGATGCGTTGCCGCTACCGGCAGTTAATGGCTCATTTAACAGGGCGTGCATGGTTGCCCACGCGACATCGGCGTGGCTGGCTTCTTCGCTGCGGCTGGCGTCATAGGTGGCACTGCGCCCGCTGCTGGTCATGGTTTTACGGATAGCCATAAACGAGGCGGTGATGTCGGTATAACTCACGTCATATTCCAGGCATCCGCGGCCAATGGTGTCTTTGGCTTTGAGCACCATCGCGGTTTTCACCTCCGGGCTGTAACGGATTTCCCGCGCTGCCGGGTAGAACGCTCTGACGAGCTGGTAAACACCCTGGCCGATACCGGTCGCATCGATACCGATGTACTCGACGTGGTATTTTTCGGTCAGCTTTTTGATGGACTCGGCCTGGGTCGCAAAGTCCATCCCTTTCCACTGGTGACGCTCCAGAATGCGGAATTTACCGCCAGCTACCACCGGCGGAGCCAGCACCACGCATCCGGCACTGTCGCCGGTGTGTGACGGGTCGTAACCAATCCACACCGGGCGATAACCAAACGGGCGTGTGGCGAACGGCTGCCAGTCATCCGCCCAGGCTTCCATACTGTCGACCATGCAGCGTTGCAGCTCCTCGAACGGAAACACCGAGGCTTTGTCGTCGACAAACTCGCACATGAACAAATTGCGGAAATCTTCGGCGCTGTTTTCTCGCTTCAGCGTGTCGAGATTAAACAGGTCACAGCCCCCGGCGAGCGCATCCTCAATGGTGACAATCTGCCGCCACTGGCCATCGGCACAGGCCATGCCGTTTTTTAATGCGGTGTGGCTGATATCGAGATCCACACACTCGCTTTTATCCGACCGGCCTTTGTTAAACAGCTCGCCTGACCAGAACGGGTACGCGCCATGCGCCAGCGTGGACGGGGTCGAAAAATAGGTTGAGCGCAGATGCTGTTGCGAAGCCATGCCCGATGCCACTTTGCGCAGTTTTTGGAAGTTGGGGATCCAGAAAATCTCATCGACCAGCAGGTCACCGTTATGGCTCTGCGCAGTGTTGGAATTGGTGCCGAGAAAAATCAGTTTTGCGCCGTTGTTGCCGATGACAATCGGGTCGCCTGTCAGGTCAACATCGACCAGGCGCGCAAACTGGATGATGTACTCGCGGAACACATACGCCTGCGTCTTGGATGCCGAGAGAAAAATCTGGTTATGGCCGGTTTTCAGGGCGCGTAACAGCGATTCACGCGAGAAATAAAATGTTGCGCCAATCTGGCGGGATTTGAGGATATTGCGGATACGGTGTTGCAGTCCCGCCTGATGCCAGCCGAGCTGATACTCAAAGGATTCGGCAAAGAAAATCTCCTCCAGTTTCTCGATAGCCTCGTCGCTGAAATAGTTCTTTTTCGGCTTCTTACGCTCGCCTTTATTGCGGTTCGCCACGTTGGGATTTAAATCCGCTTCACTGCCGGTCTGGTTATAGCGATTCACCCGCGCCAGCCGCTCAATCTGTCGGCCTAACAGGTCGATTTCTTTGAAGTCGCCGCCGTCTTTTTTCGGCTTGGTAATCAGCTGAATTAATCGTGCTTCGAGGCTGTTTTCGACTCGGGTGATCGGCGCGATGCCGTCCCATCCGTCGCGCTGTTTCCAGCTCTGCACTGTCGGGCGTTTCTGTCCGAGCATTTCGGCAATCTGTGGCACGGAAAACCCCTGCCAGTAGAGCAGTGACGCCTGTCGTCGTGGATCTTTAAGAATGGAGGTATCGGTGGTGATGGTCATGTTTGCCTCGCGTTATTCGACAGAGGCAAGGCTACTGAAGCGGGGTGCGATGCGCGCTAAGGTGCTGTTGTGTCAGGGGTAAGCCATCCGGGATGAATGGCAGGCCGGGTGCAGAGTCAGGAAACTAAGCCTGACCCAATCACCCCACACTCAGGACTCCTGAACATGGCAAAGAAAGTTTCTAAATGGTTCCGCATCGGCGTCGAAGGTGACACCTGCGACGGTCGCGTGATCAGCGGCACCGATATTCAGGAAATGGCCGATTCATTCGACCCGCGTGTCTACGGCGCACGCATCAATCTCGAGCACATCACCAGTGTGTTACCTGACAGCCCATTTTGCCGCTACGGCGATGTCACCGAGCTGAAAGCCGAAACCATTGATGATGATTCGGTACTGAATGGCAAGCTCGCGCTGTTTGCCCGCATCACCCCGCTGGCGAACCTGGTGGAAATGGTCGGCAAAGGCCAGAAGGTTTACACCTCGATGGAAATTCGCCCGAATTTCTCCAACTCCGGCAAGTGCTATCTGATTGGCCTCGCGGTCACTGATGACCCGGCAAGCCTCGGCACTGAATATCTGGAATTCTGCTCGCGTGCCAAAACCAATCCGCTCGCGGGTCGCAAAGAACGTCCGGAAGATTTGTTCTCGGTTGCCACCCTGGCTGAGCTGGAATTTGAAGACCAGCCCGACACCCTGCTGAACAAACTGACCGACACCGTCAAAGGCATTTTCAGCCGTAAACAGGCTGATGATGACGCACGTTTCAGCGATGTGCACGAAGCGGTAACGGTGGTCACAGAGCAGGTGCAGGCCAACCACGACGCCACCGAGCAACGCCTGAACGCGATGGAGCTGTCATTCAGCACCCTGAAAGGCGAACTCTCCACGCTGGAAACCTCACTCGACAACACGGAGAGCTTTACGCAGCGCCGTCGCGAACCGGCAAGCGGCGGCAATGGCGACTCAGTGCTGACCAACTGTTAACCCCGAACAACCTCATTAATCAGGAAAAACAATGCGCCCACAAACCCGCTTTAAATTTAACGCCTACCTCACCCAGGTGGCGAAGCTCAACAACGTCGACACCGGCGACATGACCAAAAAATTCAGCGTTGACCCGTCCGTCACGCAAACGCTGATGAACACCATGCAGGAGTCATCCGACTTTCTGACCCGCATCAACATGGTACCGGTCGCGGAAATGAAGGGGGAAAAAATCGGTGTCGGTGTCTCCGGCTCAATTGCCAGCACCGCCGATACCGCCAGTGGTCATGAGCGTCAGACCGAAGATTTCACCGCGCTGGAGTCCAATAAATACGAATGTGATCAGGTCAATTTCGATTTCCATATTCGTTTTCGTACCCTCGATTTATGGGCGCGTTTCCAGGACTTCCAGCTGCGTATTCGTAACGCCATTATCAAACGTCAGTCGCTCGATTTAATGATGGCCGGTTTCAACGGCATTAAGCGTGCTGCAACCTCTGACCGCAGCAAAAATCCCCTGTTGCAGGACGTGGCGGTCGGCTGGTTGCAGAAATACCGCAACGAAGCGCCCGCACGTGTGATGAACAAACATACCGCTGAAGATGGCACTGTTTCGGATGTGATCCGCGTGGGTAAACACGGCGATTACGCCAACCTCGATGCGCTGGTGATGGATGCCACCAATACCATGATTGCGCCGTGGTATCAGGAAGACCCTGACCTTGTGGTGATTTGTGGTCGTCAGCTACTGGCCGACAAATACTTCCCGATTGTGAATCAGGAGCAGGCCAACACCGAAGCGATGGCGGCGGACGTGATTGTCAGCCAGAAACGCATCGGCAACCTGCCAGCGGTGCGCGTGCCGTTCTTCCCGGCGAATGGCCTGATGGTGACTACCCTCGAAAACCTGTCGATTTACTACATGGATGACAGCCATCGCCGCATCATCGATGAGAACGGCAAGCTTGACCGCATCGAAAACTACGAATCCATGAACATTGATTACGTTATCGAGGATTACGCCGCCGGTTGCCTGGTTGAAAACATCCAGCTCGGTGAGTTCCCTGCGCCGCCAAAAGATGAACCGGCAGCGGAGGCATAAACCATGACGAGTCCCGCCGCACGTCACATGATGCGGGTCTCGGCCATTGTGACCGCGCAGCGGGACGATAACCCGCTGCGCCATGCAAATGCTTACGAGCAGATGCTGGTCAAACTGGCCGCCGACCAGCGCATTTTAAAAACCATTCATTCCATCGAGCGCAAGGCCGACAAAAAGCGCGCGCTGTTGCCGTCCTATGCGCCGTGGGTCGCCGGTGTGCTGGCCGAAGGCAAAGGCGCGCAGGATGACATCGTGATGACCGTCATGCTGTGGAAGCTCGATGCCGGTGATATTGCCGGTGCGCTGGAGATTGGCCGCTATGCGATGCAGTACGGGTTGACCATGCCCGCGCTGCACAAACGCACCACACCGTATGTGCTCGCCGAGGATGTGGCACTGGCGGCCATGCGTGCCCATGCCGCTGGTGAGTCAGTGGATGTCGCTTTGCTGCTGGCAACCCAGACCCTGACCAGCACCGCTGATATGCCCGACAAAGTGCGTGGACGCCTGCACAAAATCACTGGTCTGGTGCTCCGTGACAAAGGGATGCTGGCGGATGCCCTAGAACAGCTTAAGCGAGCCATGCAGCTCGATGCACAGGCGGGTGTGAAAAAGGACATTGAGCGCCTCGAAAGCGCGCTGAAACCTAAGCCCGTCATCGTGAAAAAACCAAAGACAAAACCGCGAGCGCGTAAACCAGCGACCACACCAGGTAAACGCGGTCGTCCCCGCAAAGTGGCTAACACCACCGGTTAAGAATGCGCCCCGCGCCGGACGGCACGCCGGTTGAGACTGGATTTATTCCTCATCGATACCGGCGTCCACCGTCCACCTATTTTGAGGTTGTCATGACGACAGTGATTATCAGCAAGCCTGAAAGCCCGCAGGCCGGTCAGGGTGTGGTTATTCCCCCGCGCCCGGTCGCGGAAGCGGCCATTACCAATACGGCTTTTTTCCCCGACGTTGAGCCGCTGCGCATTCGCGAGCTGCTGCGCCTTGAGCACACCATCACACCGGTTCGGCTGCGCGCCGCCATTGTTGACGGCATGGCCGAAACCAACGCCGAGCTGCGTGACTACCGCCGTGAGCAGATGGCACTCGGGTATGACAGCCTGGCTGCCGTACCGGCTGACGCGATTGATGGTGAAAGTGTGCGGTGTTTTTACTACCTGCAAGCCGTGACCGCGATGACCACCGCGAAGCTTTATGAGAACTATCGCGGTGTGGATGCGAGCGCCAAAGGGGATAAAAAAGCCGACAGCATCGAGAGCACCATTGATGAAATGTGGCGGGATATGCGCTGGGCGGTGTCGCGCCTCCAGGACAAATCCCGCTGCATCATCGGGCAAATCTGATGAAGGTTTTTGCGCTCCAGGGCGACACCCTCGACGCACTGTGTGCACGCCATTACCGGCGCACCGAGGGTGTGGTCGAAGCAGTGTTACTCGCCAATCCAGGTCTTGCAGAACTCGGTGAGGAGCTGCCTCACGGCACCGCGGTTGAACTGCCGGATGTCGATTCCTCACCGGTCACGGAGACCCTGAATTTATGGGACTGACAATGGAAAAAATCACCACGTTTGTCACTTACTGGCTGTCGGTGGCGCTGGCGTATTTCGGTACGCAGACGCCGGAAAAACTGGCGCTGTATGTCGGCGGGGGCTGTGCGATTTTCACCGCGCTGGTGAATTTCTGGTATCGCCGCCAGACCTTCCGCTATCTGCGCGCAATGGGGCTGAATGAGGAGGTGGTGCGTGGCATCAATCGTTAAACGTTGCAGTGTCGCGGTAGTGCTGGCGCTTGCCGTTCTGCTGCCGGATTTCTCATTACTGAAAACCTCACCCGACGGGCTGGCACTGATTGCCGACCTCGAAGGGTGTCGCCTGAAACCGTACCAGTGCAGCGCCGGTGTCTGGACATCAGGCATCGGTCACACCGCAGGCGTTACGCCAAAAGGCGATATTACCGAGCGTCAGGCCGCGCAGAACCTGGTCAGCGACGTGCTCAATGTTGAGCGCCGTCTTGCGGTCTGCGTGCCGGTAGATATGCCGCAACCGGTGTATGACGCGGTGGTGAGTTTTGCGTTTAACGTTGGCACCGGTGCGGCCTGTCGCTCAACGATGGTGAGCTACATCAAGCGTTACCAGTGGTGGCAGGTGTGTGACCAGTTCCCGCGCTGGGTGTTTGTGAATGGCGTCAGAAATACCGGGCTGGAAAACCGCCGCGCACGTGAGCGCGCTTACTGTCTCAGGGGGATGGAATGAAAACACTGATGATTTTGCTGTTGCTGGCCGTCGCCGGTCTGATGTGGATGAAGCGCGAAAACAACACGCTGACCCGCTCGTTTGAAAAGGCAAACCGTGTCGCCGGTGAGCAGCAAACCCAGATCATCATGCTGCGCAATCAGCTCGGTGTTGCTGCAAAACTCAGGCAGCGGAATGAACAGGCGCAGGTGGATTTACGCAACCAGCTCACCACCGCAAACACGCTGGCGGCGAACCGTGGCAACACCGTGACGAGGTTACTCAATGAAAATAAAGCGCTGCGTGAGTGGTATGAGTCTGATTTGCCTGATGACATTATCCGGCTGCACACCCGCCCCGCCTTCACCACCACCGCTGATTATTTACAGTGGCTGTCCGAAAGTGGCGCTGTGTCCGATACCGGCAAGCAGCCCGCACACTAACGGTGATTTAAGCGCGGACATTCGCCAGCTTGAGGCGGCACTGGTCAGCTGTGCCACCCAGACTGAAACCATCAAACATTGTCAGGACACACTCGATGCTCAAGCCCGCCAGTTTACGCAAAGCGCTCTGTGATGCGGCACCGGTGCTGCGCAATAATCCCGACATGCTGCGCATTTTTATCGACAGCGGGAAAATCGCCTCCACGCTTGCCAGTTCGCTGTCGTTTGAAAATCAGTACACGCTGAATGTCGTGGTCACCGATTATCACGGCGATCTGGATTACCTTATCGTGCCGGTCAATGCCTGGCTGCGGGAAAACCAGCCCGACATCATGACCACCGATGAAGGGCGCAAAAAAGGCTTCACGTATATCGCCGATATTAACGACGACGAAAGTGTTGACGTGAGTATCAGCCTGTTGCTGACTGAGCGCACGCTGGTCAGGCAGGAAGGGGAAACGCTGCACGTGAAGCACGCCGCCGAGCCACCGTTGCCGGACAATGTCACCCGCCCGATGGAACTCTATGTGCACGGCGAACTGGTGAGTCAGTGGCATGAATGAGCTCAAACCCTTTGAAGATAAGCTCGCTGGTCTGATTGCCAGCCTGTCACCGGCTGCGCGCCGCAGGATGTCGGCTGAGATTGCGAAACAGCTCAGAACCTCGCAACAACAGCGCATCAAACGTCAACAAGCCCCGGACGGCACGCCGTATGCCGCCCGTAAACGCCAGCCGGTGAAAGGTAAAAAAGGCCGGGTGAAACGTGAGATGTTTACCAAACTACGCACCAACCGGTATATGAAGGCGAAAGGCTCTAACGAGGCTGCGGTGGTGGAATTTACCGGACGCGTGCAGCGCATGGCGCGTGTGCATCAGGAGGGGTTAAGGGATAAGCCAAACCGGTATAGTGAGGGTGTGCAGTATGAGGCACGGCCATTGTTGGGAGTTAATCAAGATGAGCGACAATTAGTCGAGGATATAATTATCAGTCATCTTGCAAAGGTTTAGCTACAGTCTTTTACTAATACTAAATTAATACTTTGCATTACGTTGATGTATTTATACTTACAAATAGTCCTAAGCTATCAATAACACCAACCAAGTAATTTATTTCTCCCAAATCAATTTACTAATTTTCGTATTAATTCTGTGTTTTTTTAATGAACTGCATTTGTTTGGCATTAGTTGTCGAGGTTAACAATGAGCAAACAACGAGTACTCATAGCAATAGCACAGCATGTGCAACTGATCGAACGTGCCAAACGTATGCTTGCAGCGGATGCTGCGGGTCGCCCTTTACCTGAAGAGGCTCAGTATCATCAACGCGAATTAGAAAATTTTGAGGCATTACTGAAGAATATTGTTTTCGATATTAAAGGTGAGATACCTGAAGAAAGCGAGTGGATAGCACCCTCATCATTTGCACTTTCCAACACAATTCGTAACGATGATTTTGGCTGGTTAAAAGCATATAAGCGTGGGTTAGAAATATCAAAAAACTATTTTCAGTCTTTGCTTACCATCTATTCTGATGAGGTGCATATGGGCGATAAGTATAACGTAGGAGAAGGGAATGTTGTGCTTATTCACTCAACCGCTCAAGACATTTCAAATCGACGAGATACCGAAATTACTACACGCGAATCTATAGATCTGGTTGTGCTGGCAAGCCAGTTATCTGAACTTCGTAGGGAGCTGAGACGAGAGTTAGCATTAAGGGATGATTCACTTCCCGAGCATGACATTGCACTTGGTGTTTTAGCTGAAGCAGAGGAAGCCGCCAGGGAGGGAACTGGTGATATAAGTAAAATTCTTGGCCGCCTCAAGGGGGCTGCGAGTTGGTGTTTGGATGTAGCCACCAAAATTGGGGTTAGCGTTGCTGCAGACATAATTAAATCAAGCTTGAAATAGACTAAATGGATATTTCGCAATAAGTTGCGACTAACATATAAGCTGGACGGTTTTACAGCTTCAGTAAGATTACATCCTGGTCTGGTTGTGCTATCAATCAGATAACGCTCTTGCGTTGCTGCTCGCCCGTACAGGCGGCATCCTTTCCCTCATGAATACTCTCTCATCACTCCAGGATCTCGCGCGCCTGCTGCGCAACCTTATCCGCACCGGCGTCGTGACCGATGTCGACACCGTGCGGGCATTATGCCGTGTGGAAACCGGCGGTATCATCACCGACTGGTTGCACTGGCTGACACCCCGCGCTGGTCGCTCACGTACATGGTGGGCACCGTCTGTCGGCGAGCAGGTGTTAGTGCTGGCGATGGGCGGCGAGCTGGACACCGCTTTCGTTCTGCCTGGCATCTACTCCGATGATAACCCCGCGCCGTCAGTCTCCGCCGACGCGCTACACGTTTCTTTCCCTGATGGTGCAATTCTCGAATACGAACCGGAGACCGGTGCACTGACTGTTTCGGGTATTAAAACCGCCATGGTTACGGCGTCTGAATCTGTGGTCGTCACAGTGCCGCTTGTGACCGTCAAAGCCAGCCAGAAAATCACCCTCGATACACCGGAAGTGGTCTGCACGAACAAGCTCACCACCGGCACGCTGGAAGTGAAACAGGGCGGCAGCATGAGCGGCAATATCGAGCACAGCGGCGGCACGTTTAAATCCAACGGCGTGCAGGTTGATGACCACGACCACGGTGGAGTGCAGCGTGGCGGAAGTCTGACGGAGGGTATCCTGTGACGGCTCGTTATCTCGGCATGGATCGTGCCACCGGCCTGAGTTTGTCCGATTCCGGACATATCAGTCAAAGCGTGCGCGACATTCTTATCACCCCCATTGGCTCACGCGTGATGCGCCGCGATTACGGCTCGCTGTTATCAGCACTGATTGACCAGCCCGATAACCCGGCGCTGCGCCTGCAAATTATGTCGGCCTGTTACATGGCCATCCTGAAATGGGAGCCGCGTATCCGGTTGACGGCCATCACCTTTGAGAGCACCACCGCAGGCGCGTTATTCGTCGATATCACCGGCACGCGTACCGGCACCGGTGGCGCGCCTTTTTCCTTAACCATTCCCCTGAGCTGAGATTATGGCAACCATTGACCTGAGCCAGTTACCGCCGCCGGACGTGGTCGAGGTACTGGACTATGAAACCCTGCTCGCCGAGCGCAAGGCGACACTGATTTCTCTTTACCCGGAGGAGGAGCAGGAAGCCGTCGCGCGGGTGCTGGCGCTGGAATCCGACCCCATCGTCAAGCTGCTGGAGGAGAACGCGTATCGTGAGCTGATTCTGCGCCAGCGGGTTAACGAGTCGGCACTGGCGGTGATGCTGGCATTTTCCAGGGCAAATGACCTCGATGTGCTCGGCGCAAATAATAACGTCACACGCCTGGTCATTACGCCAGCCGATGACAGCGCTATCCCGCCAGTGGCGGCGGTGATGGAATCCGACAGTGATTTCCGTCTGCGTATTCAGCAATCGTTTGAAGGGCTGAGTGTTGCTGGTCCTGTCGGGGCGTATCAGTTCCATGGCCGCAGTGCCGACGGGCGGGTCGCTGATGTGTCGGTGATCAGCCCGTCACCGGCCTGTGTAACGATTTCCGTGTTGTCGCGTGAAGGGAACGGCACCGCCAGTGATGAGCTGGTGAACATTGTCAGCCTTGCCCTGAATGATGAGAACGTGCGCCCGGTGGCTGACCGTGTGACGGTGCAGTCGGCGGTCATTGTCGACTATGTAATTGACGCGACACTTTACCTTTACCCTGGACCCGAACTGGAGCCGGTGAGGCAGGCTGCCGAGGCCAAACTGAAAGCCTATATCAGCGCGCAGCACCGCCTCGGGCGCGATATTCGCAAGTCGGCCATTTATGCCGCTTTACATGTGGAGGGTGTGCAGCGCGTCGAGCTGACTAAACCGCTGGCCGACATCGTGCTCGATGACACTCAGGCCTCGTACTGTGCGGATTACCAAATCGTTATCGGGGGTGCTGATGAATAACGTCCGGCTGCTGCCGGTTGGCTCCTCTGAGCTTGAGCTGGCCGCCGCAAAAGCCTGTGCCGAACTGACGCGCGTCCCGGTGCCGCTGCGCCAGCTCTGGAACCCGCTGGAATGCCCCGCACCGCTGCTGCCGTATCTGGCGTGGGCGTTTTCGGTTGACCGCTGGGATGAGAACTGGACGGAAGAAGCCAAACGCAACGTTATCCAGACCGCCAAATACATTCACAAACACAAAGGCACCATCGGCGCTATCCGGCGCGTGGTGGAGCCGCTCGGCTATCTGATTAATGTCACCGAGTGGTGGCAGAGCAACGAAGCACCCGGCACGTTTCGTCTTGATATTGGCGTGCTGGAAAGCGGCATTACCGAGGAAATGTACCTCGAAATGGAGCGCCTGATTGCTGATGCAAAAGCCGCCAGCCGTCACCTGACTGGCCTGAACATTACCCAGGATGTCAGGGGCGAATTTTACGTCGGTGGCATGAGCTATGACGGCGACATTATTACCGTGTACCCCGGATAAAAGAGGCAATTATGACCGTGAAATATAAAACACTGCTGACCACCGCCGGGGCGGCAAAACTGGCTGCTGCCACCGCAGGCGGCACACTGATTAGCCTGACACACATGGCTGTCGGGGATGGCGGCGGCTCGCTGCCGGAGCCGGATGTCAGCCAGACAGCCCTCATCCGTGAAAAATGGCGCGCAGAACTGAATAAAATCAGCATCGATGTCAATCACGATAATTACGTGGTGGTCGAGCTGGTTATTCCGCCGGAACGGGGCGGATTCTGGATGCGGGAAATGGGCTTGTTTGATGCTGATGGCACACTTATCGCCATTGCCAATATGGCCGAAAGCTACAAGCCGAAACTGGCTGAGGGTTCAGGCCGCGCGCAAACCGTGCGTATGGTGATTATGGTCAGTGCCATTGAGTCGGTTGACCTGACCATCGACACCACCACGGTGATGGCGACCCAGGACTACGTTGATAATCAACTCGCGGAACATGAACGCTCGCGCCGACATCCTGATGCCACGCTGGAGGATAAGGGTTTTACCCAACTGAGCAGCGCGCTCAACAGTGACAGCGAGGTGCTGGCCGCCACGCCGAAAGCGGTGAAAGCCGCATTTGATATGGGCGATAAGGCGAACAAAAATGCCGACAGCCGCCTGCTCAAAGAAAACAACCTGTCGGATTTACCTGATGCTGGTCAGGCTCGCCAGCATCTCGGGCTGAAAGGTGCGGCGGTGATGGATACCGGCACCACGGCGGGAACGGTGGCGGCGGGTGACGACGCGCGTATTGTTAACGCCCTGCAGAAAGACAAAAACCTTTCTGATGTGGAAAACAAGGAACAGGCTCGGGAAAACCTCGGGCTGAAATCCGCCGCCTTGTGTGACGCTCAGACCTCAAGCGCGGATGTCACTCCCGGGCGCGTGCTCGTCAACGGAGGCACATTCTCCATTGGTGCTAATCAGGTTCAGATGCAGGTGGGCAAGGCCAGCTTCCGGTTCAGTGATAATGGCGACGTCACCGTCCCACGCGCAATTAACATCGGCGACAGTGACACGGGGTTCCTGGCAAACGGCGACGGCAGCGCATTTATCCGGGCCAATAATGCGAATATTGGTTGGTGGGATAGCAGCAAATTTGTACTTGATAGATATTTTCAAGCTAATGGCGGATTACAGACATCCAGTATTGAACTGACGGGCGGCGCATCGGTTATCGACTTCCATTTTAATTCTGATGCCAATGACTACAACATCCGTCTGTTTAACAATGCTTACAACCAGCTTTCCATGCAGGGCGTGGCAGCCAATCCACTCTTTAACCATTCCTCTGGGCAGTTTGTTGGCAAAGGATTTGCGGGAGGATGGGGATCTGAGTGGGGTAATTTTCAAGTTGCCCCATTTAATGCCGCAGACACCTATTCCCCTGATGGAGATGCCTGGTGTCCTCTGATTAAAGGCCACGGTCAAAAAGGTACTGGCTACGCCTCCAGTGTTGCCTTTGGTTTTTACATCCCTAAAGGCCAGGCTTTCAATGACCCCGTTATCCTGGTCAAAAATGATAACGGAACAATTAGTCGGTGGATGTTCAATAACCAGAGCGGGGATATCGGTTACTCCACTGGTCCGGTTAATCGTAATGTTGCGTTTATGGACTGGGTCAATAACCGTGTAGTCGATGTACAAACCTGGGTAAATGGCAACTTTTGCACCATTCCGCAACGTGATGCAAAAGCCGATATTTCATGGGTGCGCACCTATTTTGTGCAGAGCATCCGCTTCGGGGCATCTGGTGAATATCAGGAGCGTAGTAACAACGAACGAGTAGGCGGCGGCGTCATGACATCTTTTGCTGACCGGGGGAGTTCAAATTACTGGATCCGTATCCGTCCCCTGCAATACCTCATTAATGACGTCTGGTATACAGCCGCCTACTCATAAGGATTTACAACAATGAAAATAATGAAGAATTTCACCCCATCGGTTAAACAAATGGGTGATATTGCAGTACTGGTTTTTAGCGATGAAGACGGGAAAGACTGGTACGAAGCGCAAAAGGAATTTTCGAAAACCAGCCTGAAATTTATGTTTGATGCTAGGGGCAATATTATTGCAGCTTCATGGGATGCTTCCATGCTGGCGCCTGATAATTTATCCGTTTCAGAAATTAAAAAATCCAGTGTTCCCGTGACGTTTTTTGAAGCGGGTACGCGCTGGGTCTTTGATGGTAAAAAAATCATCCCATTCAGCTATTCGCAGGAAGAACTACAGCAGCAGGCTGAGGACGAACGCGCCCGGCTTATTAGTGATGCGAAAGGAAAAATCGTTGTCAGCCAGACAAAATTAGTACTGGGCCGCACTTTAACTGATAAACAAACGACCAGCCTAAATATGTGGCTTGATTATATTGATGCGCTGGAAGAACTCGACCTGACAGAATCCTCCATTAACTGGCCACCTTTCCCGGCAGACAAATAGCAGACAAAAAAAAGCCCGCATCAGCGGGCTAGACAGACTTTTTCTCTCTTATTTCTCTGTTCGTCACATCAACGCAGTCATCACAAATATCACCGTCCAGTGACATCAGTCTGGAAAACAGGCTCCGACGTTTTCCGCAGTGCGCACACTCAAAACCCATCGGCAGCAACGCGTGGGCAACCAGTAACAGCATCAAGACACCCGTGATCATCAGCACCGCACATACTCCCTTATGAATATTGCGGAAAACGATAACGGCAATACATCTTTATAGATAATGGATATAAACGATCAATTCTCGCTAATTGATCGCTCTCGTCGATCAATCTCATCACCTGACAATCCAGTGAGTTAACTTTGGTTTGTCCTTGTTGTGCCTGACCTCAGCCAGCACCCATCGTTAGCCCTCATATCACACAACACCTGAAAATAGACACTTCTGAAAACTACGGAGTGAGCCGGATGAGTGATTACCACCACGGCGTGCAGGTTATTGAAATTAACGACGGCACGCGTGTTATTTCCACGGTCTCGACGGCGGTCATCGGCATGGTGTGTACCGCCAGCGATGCCGACGCGCAGACCTTTCCCCTTAATGAGCCGGTCTTAATTACTAATGTGCAGACCGCCATTGGCAAAGCCGGAACCAAAGGCACCCTGGCGGCTTCCCTCCAGGCGATTGCTGACCAGTGCAAGCCGGTGACGATTGTGGTGCGTGTCGAAGAAGGTGACGACGAGGATGAAGATGCCGCCCGCGCGCAGACCATCAGCAATATCATTGGCGGCACTGATGTAAACGGTAAATACACCGGCATTAAAGCCCTGCTGACGGCTGAGGTCGTAACCGGTGTGAAACCGCGCATTCTCGGCGTGCCGGGGCTGGATTCGCAGGAAGTGGCGGTTGCGCTGGCATCGGTGTGCGTCAGCCTGCGCGCCTTTGGCTATGTCAGTGCGTGGAACTGCAAAACAATTTCTGACGCCATCAAGTATCGCGACAACTTCAGCCAGCGTGAGCTGATGGTTATCTGGCCGGACTTTATCGCCTGGGATACGGAGACGAATGCCAGTGCTCCGGCGTATGCCACGGCACGTGCACTCGGTTTGCGTGCCTTTATTGACCAGACCGTCGGCTGGCACAAAACCCTGTCCAACGTCGGGGTGCAGGGTGTCACCGGTATCAGTGCTTCGGTGTTCTGGGATTTACAGGCCTCCGGCACCGATGCTGACCTGCTCAATGAGGCAGGAGTCACAACCCTTATCCGCAAGGATGGTTTTCGTTTCTGGGGAAACCGCACCTGTTCTGACGACCCGTTATTCCTGTTTGAGAACTACACCCGCACTGCACAGGTGATCGCCGACACGATGGCCGAGGGGCATATGTGGGCGGTGGATAAGCCGATCACACCGGTACTTATCCGCGACATTGTTGACGGCATCAAGGCCAAATTCCGCGAGCTGAAAACCGCCGGTTACATCGTCGATGCAGATTGCTGGTTTGATGAAACCGCCAACGATAAAGAATCCCTGAAAGCCGGGAAACTCTATCTCGATTACGACTACACGCCGGTGCCACCACTGGAAAACCTCACCCTGCGTCAGCGCATCACCGATAAATACCTGGTGAACCTGATCGCCTCGGTCAACGGATAAGGAGCGCTGAATCATGGCAATGCCCCGCAAGCTTAAATCACTCAACCTGTTTAACGACGGCCTCAGTTATATGGGTGTGGTGTCCTCGGTGACGCTGCCGAAGCTCACCCGCAAACTGGAAAATTATCGCGGCGGCGGCATGAACGGTGCCGCGCAGGTGGATTTTGGTCTCGACGATGATGCACTCACGATTGAGTGGACGCTCGGCGGTTTCCCGGATGAAGAACTCTGGGCGCAGTACGCGCTGCCGGGTGCCTCCAGTGTGCCGCTGCGTTTTGCAGGCTCCTACCAGCGCGACGACACCGAAGAAGAAACCGCCGTCGAGGTGGTGGTGCGTGGCCGTCACAAAGAATTTGACGGCGGCGACAGCAAACAGGGTGAGGACACCGAAACCAAAATCACCACGGTGTGCACCTATTACAAGCTGACGATGAACGGTAAAGAGCTGATTGAAATCGACACCCTCAACATGATTGAGAAAGTGAACGGCGTCGACCGTCTGGAGCAGCGCCGCCGCAATATCGGTCTGGCTTAAAGTATTGACCGGTCAGCCAGGCTGGCCGGTTATCCCTTGTGAAATCCACGGAGAACAACCCCATGAGCAACGCAAAAAAATACAAGAACACTTCTGATAACCCGAACATTGTGACCCTGGTGAAGCCGGTTAAACGCGGTGACATTGTGATTGAAACGGTCACCCTGATTAAGCCGACCGCAGGCACCCTGCGCGGGGTGAGTCTCGCTGATGTCGCCAGCTCGGATGTGAACGCGCTGATTAAAGTGCTGCCGCGTATGACTTACCCGAGCCTCACCGAGTCGGATGTCGCCGCGCTGGAACTGCCGGACATGATGACGCTAGCCGCGAAGGTGATCGGTTTTTTGGCTCCGGCTTCGGCGGCTTAAGCTTCCCGTCGGGTTTATCGGTCGACGACCTGATGGCGGATATTGCGGTGATCTTCCACTGGCCGCCATCAGAACTCTACGCCCTGAGCCTGAGCGACCTCATCAGCTGGCGCGAGATGGCGCTAAAACGTAGCGGAAATTCTCATGAGTAATAACGTCAGAATTGAAGTGCTGCTTAAAGCCGTTGACCAGGCGACGCGCCCGTTTAAACACATCCAGACGGCGAGCAAGGCGCTGGCGGGGGATATCCGCAACACGCAGAAAACCCTCAAGGATTTAAACGGCCAGGCATCGCGTATTGACGGTTTTCGTAAAACCAGCGCGCAGCTTGCGGTCACCGGTCAGTCACTGGCAAAAGCAAAACAGGAAGCCGCCGCGCTGGCGGTGCAGTTCCGGAATACCGCCAGTCCGACGCGTGCACAGGCGCAGGCACTGGAAGCCGCAAAGCGTTCGGCTTCGGAATTGCAGACCAAATATAACGGGTTGCGTCAGTCGGTACAGCGCCAGCGGCAGGAGCTGGCACAGGCGGGAATTAACACCCGCACCCTGTCATCCGACGAGCGCCGTCTGAGAAATTCGCTCAGCGAAACCACCGCGCAGCTTAATCGCCAGCGGGAAGCCCTGGCGCGGGTCAGCCGACAGCAGGACAGACTCAACGCCGTCAACAACCGTTATCAGGCCGGTAAACAGCTGGCCGGAACAGCGGGCGCGGTCGGGGCGGCGGGTATCGGCATGGCAACTGCCGGTGTAGCCGCCAGTGTCGGTATCCTGAAACCCGGCTATGACTTTGCGCAGAAAAATTCCGAGTTGCAGGCGGTACTCGGGGTGGAAAAAACCTCACCGGAAATGGAAGCCCTGCGTAAACAGGCGCGCCAGCTCGGCGATAACACCGCAGCGTCAGCAGATGATGCCGCCGGTGCGCAGATTATTATCGCCAAATCCGGCGGGGATGCGGCGGCCATTCAGGCAGCGACACCGGTCACGCTGAATATGGCGCTCGCCAACCAGCGCACCATGGAAGAAAACGCCGCGCTGCTGATGGGGATGCGCTCGGCGTTCCAGCTTTCCGACGACAAGGTCGCGCACATTGGCGATGTGCTTTCGACCACGATGAACAAAACCGCCGCAGACTTTAACGGGCTGAGTGATGCCCTCACCTATATCGCGCCGGTGGCGAAAAATGCCGGTATCAGCATTGAAGAAACCGCCGCGATGGCCGGTGCGCTGCACGATGCGAAAATCACCGGCTCGATGGCAGGCACCGGCAGTCGTGCGGTCATCAGCCGTTTGCAGGCACCGGTCGGCCAGGCGAAAACGGCACTCACTGAGCTGAAAGTCAGCACCGCCGACAGCAAGGGCAACATGCGCCCGCTGTTTACCATCCTGAAAGAAATGCAGGGCAAATTTGAGAAAAACAAACTCGGTACAGCGCAGCGTGCCGAGTACATGAAGGTCATCTTTGGCGAGGAAGCCAGTTCGGCGGCTGCGGTACTGATGACCGACGCCATGACCGGCAAACTCGACAAACTCACCGCCACCTTTAAAGCCTCGGACGGCAAAACCGCCGAACTGGTGAAGGTGATGCAGGACAACCTCGGCGGCGACTTCAAAGAGTTTCAGTCGGCGTATGAGGCGGTCGGTACTGACCTGTTTGACCAGCAGGAATCTTCCCTGCGCCAGCTGACACAAACCACCACCAAATATGTGCTGAAACTTGACCACTGGATTGTGCAGAACAAAGGACTCGCGCAGACGCTGCTCAAGGTCGGGGGCGTGGCGCTGGCGGTGGTCGGTCTGGTCGGGGCGATTGGTCTGGTGGCATGGCCGGTGATTGCCGGTGTCAATGCCCTGATTGCCGCTGCTGGTCTGCTCGGCACCGCGTTTACCGTGGCCGGTGGCGCAATGATGACGGTGCTCGGCGCGCTCAGCTGGCCGATTGTCGCCATCGGTGCCGCCATCGCCGGCGGTGCGCTGCTCATCTATCAATACTGGGAGCCGCTGAGCGCATTCTTCAGCGGTGTGGTGGAAGGACTGAAGGCTGCCTTTGCGCCGGTGGCTGAGATGTTCGCGCCACTGGCTCCGGTGTTTGAGGCTATCGGCCAGAAAGTTCAGGGGGTCTGGCAGTGGTTCAAAGAGCTGATTGCCCCGGTGAAAGCCAGCAAGGACACGCTCGACAGTTGCAAGGAGTCTGGCGTGGCGTTTGGTCAGGCACTGGCCGGTGCTTTCCGGCTCGCCATGACACCATTTACCGCCCTGCGTGACGGAATCGAGTGGGTACTCGACAAGCTCGGCCTCATCAACCAGGAGTCCGGTCAGCTCAGTGTGCAGGCCGAAAAGGTCAACGCTTATGCCAGCGGTACCAGTGGTTATCAGCCGGTCACCGCCAGCAGTGGCAAAACCTACACTGACCAGAGCCGCAATGAGTATCACATCGCCATCGGCGGCAGTGTGCAGAACGGTGGTGAACTTGACCGCCAGCTGCGCGACAGCCTGGAAAAATACGAACGCGAGAAACGGGCGAAACAGCGTGCCAGCATGATGCACGACTAAGGAGGAATCACCATGATGCTTGCCCTCGGCATGTTTGTTTTTCAGTTACAGACACTGCCTTATCAGAGCCTGCAACGAGACGTGGATTATCGCTGGCCGTCGAACAGCCGCGTCGGTCAGCGACCGGCGATGCAGTTCCTCGGCGTGAATGAGGAAAAAATTGTCCTGAGTGGAAGCCTGTTGCCGGAAATCACCGGCGGCAGGCTGTCGCTGCTGGCACTCAACCTGATGGCGGATGAGGGGCGTGCCTGGTCACTGCTCGATGGCAGCGGCACCATTTACGGCATGTTTGTGATTAATTCGGTCAGCGAAACCCACAGCGAGTTTTTTGCCGATGGCTCAGCCATGAAAATTGATTTTACCGTCAGCCTGACCCGCGTGGATGAAACGTTGACGGCGATGTTTGGCGATATCGAGAAGCAGGCCGAAAGCCTGGTCGGGAACATGCAGAGTAAAATCGGAGGGTTATTTTAATGCTGACCGGAATGACACTGGATGCCGGGGCAAGCATGGCACCGGCGTTTATGCTCACCCTCAATCAGCAGGACATCACCCGTAATATCAGTGACCGGCTGATTAGCCTCAGCATGACCGATAACCGCGGCTTTGAGGCTGACCAGCTCGATATCGAACTCGATGACACTGACGGCCTGATTGAGTTGCCGGTGCGCGGCACAGTCTTGTCGCTGTTCCTCGGCTGGCAGGGTTCGGCGCTGCTGGGGAAAGGCCAGTTCACGGTCGATGAAATTGAACACCGTGGCGCACCGGATACGCTGACTATCCGTGCGCGCAGTGCAGATTTTCGCGGCACGCTCAATTCACGCCGTGAGGCGTCCTATCACGACACCACGCTCGGGGAACTGCTGAACACTATCGCCAGCCGTAACAAACTGACGGCCAGCGTCGCCCCGCAGTTCGCCGCGATTGCTGTCCCGCATATTGACCAGACGCAGGAGTCGGATGCGAAATTCCTCACCCGTCTGGCAGAACGCAACGGAGCGGAGGTATCGGTCAAGGCGGGGAAACTGCTGTTCCTGAAAGCGGGTGCCGGTGTTACCGCCAGCGGCAAACCCATTGCGCAGATGAGCATCGAGCGCCGCGACGGTGACCGTCACCAGTTTGCGATTGCTGATCGGGGTGCTTACACCGGCGTGACCGCTAAATGGTTGCACACCAGAGAGCCGAAAGAACAAAAGCAGCAGGTCAAACTCAGGCGTAAGGCTAAACCGCAGAACCTGCGCGCCCTCCAGCACCCGAAGGCTAAGCCGGTAAAAGCGAAGAAAGCACCAAAGGAAAAGGAAGCGCGCGAGGGCGAGTACATGGTCGGTGAGGAAGATAACGTGTTTGCGCTGACCACCACTTACGCCAGCAAGACGCAGGCGATGCGCGCGGCTCAGGCTAAATGGGACAAACTGCAACGCGGGGTGGCGGAGTTTTCGATTAGCCTGGCGATGGGTCGTGCAGATCTTTACCCGGAAACACCGGTCACCGTTTCAGGCTTTAAGCGCGTCATCGACGAGCAGGCATGGACAATCACTAAGGTGATGCACTCACTCAGTAACAGCGGCTTCACGACGTCTCTAGAGCTTGAGGTGAGGCTTATTGATGTAGAGTATCAGGAGGAGGGGGAACGCGAATGAATGATTTCAAGTTGTTGTTATATAATGATTTAATGGGTAAAATAACGACATCAAACGAATTCAGTCGAGGTGTTGAAATGTTCCATTGCCCATTGTGTCAGACCGCTGCCCACGCCCGTACAAGCCGCTATCATTCCACCGAAACAAAAGAGCGTTATCACCAGTGCCAGAACGTGAATTGCAGCGCGACTTTTGTGACACTGGAGACCGTAAAGCACTACATCGTTAAGCCAGGCGAGAGAACACCGGTACTGCCTCACCCGATGCAAGGTGGCCAACAACAAATCCACTGGATGTAAAAAAAGGCACCTCAAATGGGGTGCCTTTTTATCGATGTGGTCAATGTGTGGACATGACCTGAAATAAATCCTTTTATTTCAACTAAATACAAACAAAAAAGAAGGCCTGCGCAAGGGAGATTGCACAGGCCAATGAGGTGGTTCCTGGTACATACCCATCATACTTCAAATTGTAGATGCGTTGGCTTTCCTCGTTCACCCCAGTCACTTACTTGAGTAAGCTCCTGGGGATTCACTGCGTCGCCGCCTTTCTACAATTCGAATTATTTAGGGTATAGCTTGAATTTATGGGTTATGTTTTTCAGCTCAGCGATAATAACCGCATCTAACGAAGCGGTATGTGATCGGTTTCTAAGAAATCCTCTTGCGCTAAAAAATCCCCTAAATTAACTATTTAGCGTGTGGATCGCGTGAGGTCTGACCTGCCAAATTGCGCATCAGCAGCGCATAATCCAGCGAGACATCTTCCGGCACAGGCATCCATACGGTGTGACCATCACCCGGAGCCACGTCAATCGGCTGCGCTTTAGTATTTTCCAGCACTTCGAGGGTGAAAGTGACGTTACCTTGCGGCGTCATTAATTCCAGGCTGTCGCCGAGCAGGAATTTATTCTTCACTTTTACCGCCGCCAGCTCGCCACGACGCTCACCGGTAAATTCGCCGACAAACTGTTGGGTTTCAGAAACCGAATGGCCGTAATCATAATTCTGATACGAATCGTGATTGTGACGGCGCAAGAAACCTTCGGTGTAGCCGCGATGTGCCAAACCTTCAAGTGTGGTCAGCAGCGTTGGGTCGAATGGCTTACCGGCAGCGGCATCGTCAATCGCGCGGCGATAAACCTGAGCGGTACGCGCGCAGTAGTAATAGGATTTGGTGCGGCCTTCGATTTTCAGTGAGTGCACACCCATTTTGGTCAGGCGTTCAACGTGTTCAATGGCGCGCAGATCTTTCGAGTTCATGATGTAAGTGCCGTGTTCGTCTTCGAACGCGGTCATGTATTCACCTGGGCGTTTGGCTTCTTCCATCATAAACACTTTGTCAGTCGGTGCGCCGGCGCCCAAAGTTGGCTCGATATTTTGTACCGGAATCGGCTCATGAAGATGCACGATATTACCGACATCATCTTCTTTGCCTTCTTCAACTTTGTATTCCCAACGGCAGGCGTTGGTGCAGGTTCCCTGGTTTGGGTCGCGCTTGTTGATGTAACCAGAAAGCAGGCAGCGGCCTGAATAAGCCATGCACAATGCGCCGTGAACGAAAATTTCCAGTTCCATATCCGGCACTTGTTCACGCACTTCGGCGATCTCTTCGAGTGACAGTTCACGGGAAAGGATCACGCGGGTCAGCCCCATTTGTTTCCAGAACTTCACGGTTGCCCAGTTTACGGCGTTGGCTTGCACCGAAAGGTGAACATCCATTTCCGGGAATGCTTCACGCACCATCATGATTAAACCAGGATCGGACATGATCAGCGCATCCGGGCCCATATCGATAACCGGTTTCAGGTCACGGATAAAGGTTTTCAGCTTGGCGTTGTGCGGGGCAATGTTGACAACCACGTAGAATTTTTTACCCAGCTCATGGGCTTCGTTGATGCCCAGTTGCAGGTTTTCGTGATTGAATTCGTTATTGCGCACTCGCAGGCTGTAACGCGGTTGGCCCGCATACACAGCATCGGCGCCATAGGCGAAGGCGTAACGCATATTTTTCAGCGTTCCGGCTGGCGAAAGAAGTTCTGGTTTAAACAT